ACTCTGATAGTTTCTAGCTCGCATAAGTAAAGCCTATATTTCCTAACTTGTTCTTCTAAAGGGAGCTTACTTATATGAGATAGTTTTACAAAGTGTAACCAAGGCATTTGTTCAACTATTACCATACTCTAATAAATATTGATTACGTTTAGATCAGGTTTTGTATATTTGATCTATGAGTTACGAACAAAGAAGGAATCTCTTACTAAAGCAAATGAGAAGGCAGTCCGACAACTGGGCTAGAGAGGATATTTATGAAGAGTGGCTAAAGAAGAATAAGCCTAAACAAGGATATACCTTCAAGCCTCTCAGAGCTGTTAGAACTCACGACGTATTTAGACAACCTAAATTTAAATATCAAAAGTAAATTATGCAAGTATTGTATTTTGGAGCCCCATGGTGTGGCCCTTGTAAGTCATTCAAACCTCTAGTAGAACAGACTGTAAGAGAAATGAATATAAGATGGACAGATATCAATGTAGATTATGATCCAAGCATGTCTCAGAAATATGAGGTGACCTCAATTCCTACGATTATCCTTGTAGACTATCAAGGAAACACTGTCTACAGACATACCGGAGCAATGTCTAAAGGTCAATTAGAAGCGGCTTTTAACAACTTCAAATAAGCTTACTAGATATTTATATCCATAAAACATAATCATGGATATAAGTAAACTAAAAGGACACGTTCCTGACTCTGTGATAGCACAGATCCCAGACACTCTAGCTAAATTTGAAATCAATACTCCACTTAGACTTGCTCACTTCTTGGCACAATGTGGCCATGAGTCTGGCGGGTTTAAAGTAGTCAACGAGAATTTGAACTACGGAGCTAAAGGGCTTCTTGGTATATTCAAGAAGTATTTTCCAACTGAAGAAAAAGCAAAGTTGTATGAAAGAAAGCCTGAAAAGATTGCTAACTTGGTTTACGGATCAAGGATGGGTAACGGTCCAGAATCATCTGGAGATGGTTACAAATTTCGTGGCCGTGGCTACATTCAATTGACAGGTAAAGACAACTACACAGCTTTTGGAAAGGCTATCAATGAAGATGTTGCAGCCAATCCAGATGTAGTTGCTACAAAATACCCTCTTCTTTCTGCAGCTTGGTTCTTTAATAAGAATGGACTACACAAGATTGCTGACCAAGGTGCAACTGATGCCGTAGTAACTTCTGTTACAAAGCGCGTAAATGGCGGAACGATTGGACTTCCTGATCGCATCAAGCACTTTAAAGAGTATTACGATCTATTAAAATAATATGACAAAACTAATTGACCTACTAAACGAGGCAGTAAACGAATCAGAGAAGTTTGAAGAGTTTTCTACCAAGCGTCGTGATGGTGCAGAAAAGATAGCAAACAATGCCAAAGAGAAAGGTGGTATTTCTATGCTAACCTATAACCACTTTATAGTTAAGCTTCCTTATTATGACAAAGCTAAGAAAGGTAAATTTGATCCTGAGAAAGGAAAGACAGAGTATAAAGATCTACTAGATAAATTAGTTAAAGCATCCGAAGATGTGGAAATGACTCAAACCGAATTTCAACGCCTAGTTGGAAAGTTAGAAGTAATCGGTGAACTCATCATCAAAAGTAGAGAGACCCAAAAATAAAGTGGTCAACTAATAAGATTGATTGTATAAAGATCAACTAAATTGGTTATATTTGTATTAATTAAAAACAAAATACCCATGAAAAAAATCATGATCGTGTTTGCCGCAGCTCTTACCCTTGCTGCTTGCAACGGAGTTGGTGAATCTAAACCTACTCAAGACTCTACAGCTGTTGATTCTACAGTTGTAACTGCTGACACTACTGTTGTAGCTGATTCAGCAACAATTGCTGGCACTAGTACTGCTACTGCCCAGTAATCAATCAAGGTTGTCGAGGGAAACGCTCGGGCAAGACTACCGTTGAAACGTCTTTTCTTATAAAAAATAATCTTTATATATGCTAGTTCGTTGTATTAAAGGTGATGGTAATATCTTAATCGAAGGTGAACTTTATAATGTAATTCATTTTACAAGACGAGGTAATTACCACCTAGAAGGAGTAACGCCTCCAGAAGGGTTTAATTGTTTTGATCAGTCCAGGTTTGAACTAGAAGAAGATTCTTTCTCAGATTGGACAGAAGAGTTAGAAAAGGAATATTGGGCTGAACAGCCTGTTTCTTACACAGGCGCTTAATATATATGGGGGAGCCAGGTATTGCTCCGTAATGTGAAGGTACCACTACATGCAGACGGTTGGTCGTGTCGTCTTTAAACAAACAATCAACAAATAAATGCAACACGTCAAGAACGTATTGCTGAAGGTGAAGCTATTTTAGCTTCTATCTTCAATGAGGAGTTCGCTCTAGCAGCCTAATCCTCGCAGGGGCAGCTGATAGCCTTGCAACAGAACAGCACTCTGGTTTTCCTAGTTTCCGCTAAAAAATTAGGTGGTGGAAGCGACGTCGACCAAAACCGACGTCCCCAAATTACAGTACAGAGTTGGTCGCAAGACTGATGGAGCAAAGAAGAGATAAAAGCTACTACCCACGTCTCTTACAATTCAGTACTAAGCATGTGATACGTTAGTGTTATTGTTCCTTATGGATACACGGAGTTCGATTCTCCGTCTCCTCCACCAAAAAACCCATGGCCTACATATTTATTATAAATGTAGATCATGTCTAATATAAAACTAGTCTGTGCTACTTGTGGAAACAATTTTGATTATTACAAAAGCGAGTATAACAGGCAAACAAAAAGAGGTAGAGATCAATTTTACTGCTCTCTTTCTTGCTCTAGTAAGAGACCATCTAATCTAACTCATTTAAAGAGAGTCAGTAAGAAGTTTGTAGGTGGAGAAAATAAGCTTGTTACAGAAGATGACTTTATCAGATCATCTATGAATGAGTTTATAAGAAGAGTAAGAGGTAGAAAAAAAGCAAAAGAAAAGTTCGGTGACCACAATATAGATTCAAACTATCTGGTAAAAGTGTGGAACAATCAAAACGGACTATGTGCCTATACAAAAGTACCGCTAATTCTTCCTTCATATAAAAACTATAAATCGACCAGTTACAACTATAAAGCTTCAATAGATAGGATAGATTCCACTAAAGGATATGAAATAGGTAATATACAATTTATTAGTTACACTATGAACAATCTTAAATCTAATATGAGCAGTGGAGAGGTCCAGGAATTTATTAGCCTCCTCCACAAATTAAACCTTTACTAATAAAAAGGTTCTAACCATTATGAAAACACTATTAACAATCGTAGCTATTCTACTAAGTACAGTAGCTATTGCCCAGCCACCTCAACGCCCTTTACCTAACCAGTTTAGAGACTTTGTTGATCACCAACAGAATTGGCAAAGGCCTAATGTAGTTCGTAAAGATGGTCAAGTTATTATAACCATGACTGAACAGCAGTTTAGGGCTATGCAACGTAGACGCATGCAAATGAGAAGAAATGTACCAGGACGTCGTCCAAACGTACAGTGCTGCATGATTCCAATGAATAGACCTCAAGCCCGTAGGTTTAAAAAATTCTAACAATTACATACTAGAATTTATTGTTTAGAGGAAAGTTCTTGATTGAACTTTTCTATTTAGACATATTTATTACTGAAAAGTAATTGAAGGGTTGTATATCGGTATATACAGCCCTTTTTTTATTTATATAAAATTAAATAAAATGGCAAGAAAAGCTGCATCCGTAGCAGAATCAGTAGCAGGCACTATAAAGCCTCCTATTACCTTTAAGGAGTTCTCTAAAGATCCTGTAAAAGGTCTTATGTTTATTTGTATTGTGGCAGTAGGATATCTTTATGTAGATATCAAAATGTCTAACACTGCCATTCAAGATAGGCAGAACGCCAAGATAGAGCAGTTAGAAACAAAACTATCACAAATGTCTGAGCAACTACGTAAGTCAGATAGCACTTCATCTGCATTGGCATCTAAGATCGCAGTATTACAACAACTTGGTAAAATACAATAATACTATGAAAACGTTATACTTTCTAGCAATAGTCATGTTAATAGGTTGTCAGCCTAAAATAGACGCAAAAATCGAAACAAATGAAAGCATTGACAAAATTGATTCAATCATTATCCACAGTGAGCAAACTTTTGCAACCTCTAGTGCAGCAAGTGCAAAAAGTGATAGCACAATTAACCAAAAAGTAGAAACCGTTGTTAAACAAATTACTGTTTTGAAA